GGCGGTGCCACGCCGTCGACGTGGTTGTAGAGCATGTAGGGGATGTTCCTGGTGTTGGCGTTCTCGTAGAGCTCCTCGTGGCCGGCGATCTGCCGCTCGGTCGCCATGTACGGCGCCCTGGGTGCCAGGGCCACGGTCTCGGCCGCGGCGGTGCGCCAGTAGTTGTATGACTTCTGCGCGTCCTTGGCCTGGCGGATCGCAGACTCGTAGATGGTGCGGCCGTCGACCAGGCGCTCCTCGCCAAGCACGGGGAACACGGGGATCGCGGAGAATGGCAAGTCAATCGGTCCCTCCAGGTTCTCGCTGGCGGTCATTTTGCGCCAGCTGCATACCGGCCGTTTGACCTTCTTGCGCATCTCGTCGCCCTTGGCGTCGACCTGGATGTGTACGCCGGTTTTCTCCTTGAGCTCGTCGAGGATCGGCTCCACCTTGGACAGCCAAACGGTCTTGCCGTTGGATAGCATCAGGACCTCGTCGTCCCGGTACTCGATGCGCATGTACTGAGCGACACGCACGGAATCGCCGTCGTACCAGCCCTCGAACGTCGAGCCCATCATGGCGCCGGCAAACTCGTCCGGGGCCACGTCGGGCCATTTGTACTCGAACGTGGATCGCCGCATGTTCGAGAATATGAAACAGTCCTGGGCGTCTCGGAAGTCGACCTCCTGGGCGTCCGGGTCCAGGTAGACCGTGTAGCTGTTTTTGATGCGACTGATCTGCAAGTCCTGGACGAACGGGTCCAGCTTCGACCAGATGTTCATTAGCATGAAATAGCCGAATCCATGGTCGACCGCGTGTTGGACGGCGGTGTCGTATGCCTGGTCGGCACGGGATTGCGATTCGATGTTGCGGATGATGCCGGAGTAGACATCGGCCAGGCTGTAGTCCCTGGTGCCGGCGGTATTCTTGATGCGGGGATCGGGGCCGCGGTTCGATTCGACGGGCGTCACCTTGACCTGGGGCCGCTCCTGGCGAATCTTGTTTGTGATCTGCCTGGTGAACGACGGCAACAGGTTGTACGTCAACACGGGCCGGCGATCCTCCTCGCGTTCGCGGCGGACCTCGTCGGGCCATTGCCAGCCGGCGACGAAGCGGTCGTCCTCCAGGGCCTCGTTGTGAATCTCCGACCAGTACGTTTGATGCACCATGAAGCGCTCACGGATGCGCAGGAACTCGTCGTCGTTCTCGCCGGCGCTGCCGCCGATCCGGTTGTCGGATGTCGTGACCAGGATGTCGTCCGGGACCTGGTTCGGTTTTGTTGCTGGTGATTTGACGCCCATCAGTTTCTCCTTACCACTCGCCGCGGCTCGTATGTTTGTTGGTCTGGATCGGCCTGGTTTGGAACGCCCCGTCGGTGTTCAACAGATAGCGCATGTCGTCCATCAGATGGTCGTTTTGCTTGACGATCTTGCCCTTCACGTCGCGCCGGTACAAGCGGAGCTCCTTCTGCGTGTAGACCAGGGAGCGGAATATCTTGAGCTGGCCGGCTTGCATCAGCACCAGGACGCGCCGGAGACCGGCGTGGACCGCGTTGTTCGCTTTCTGGAGCACCAGGCCCAGGTCCTCGTATTCGTCCTTGAGCTTGGTGCCGTCGCGCATGTTCGAGACGTTGTCGCCGGCCGGGTCAATGCAGCCGCACAGCTTCGGCCAGGGCAGCATCGCCTGGATGCCTTTGGCGTGCTCGATGGGCTTGTCCTGCTGGCCGTAGAACTCCGCCACCAGGTAATACTGATCGGTGTCGGGGTTGCGTGTTCCCAGGAGCGCGGCCGTGTAGTTCCAGCCTGGGTCCAGGGCGTAGCCGAACTCCCAATGATCCGGCACGCGAAAGGGATCACATAGCAGCTGTTCCTCCAGGACGGGATAGATTGCGCCGGCGCCGAGAGATGGCCGGCCTGTTTGCCTGGCGATCCGCTCGTGCGGCAGCATGTCCTTGAATAGCTCCTCGCGCTCCTCCTTGGAAATTATTGGTGGATTCAGGTGCGGCACGTCCTCGTGGCCGATCATGTCGATGTACTTGCTCACATCAACACGATTGCCGGCACGGTGAGTTTCAGGCCCCAAATGACCAGGTCGTCCTGGTCGGGATCGAACGTGATCGAGCGCAGGAGCTCCAGCGAGTCCTGGCGGATCACCGACAGCCGGTAGGTGGCGGCGTAGTCCAGGAGGACGCGCTTGTCAGGACCCGCGGCCATGCTTTGACTCATCGAATGTAGGGAGGCTGCCATCGCGGTAAGAATCTCCTGGGCTTCCGCTTCCGTCGTTATCGTGTACTCGTTTTGCTCGGGCTGCTCCAGTGAGATTAGTTCGAGTCGCTCCAGGATGTTGAGATCGCTTGACCCTGGTCGTGAGACATCGGTCGCAGAATCCGTCATTGAACATTACCTCGTGGCGGACCAGGAGCTCGCGGCAATCGAAGCACTTGCGCCGGTGCCATCGTCGCCTGGTCATAGAAAATCAGATCCTTCGAGCAGCGACATCACGGTCTCCGACATGCCCTCGACTGGCGTAAACGTCGCAAGGATACACCCGCGGGTTGTCAGGATGCGCATTTTGCACTCGTCATAGATCGGCTTGGGCGGCTCCTCGTCCAACCAGATGAAGTCGACGCCCTCGGCCTCGAACGACGTGCGGCCCTCCTCGTAGGATTTGAACGTGCAGATATTCTCATAGCCGGCAATGTGATTGACGACTACCTGGTCGACGGCATCGGCCACGCCGGAACGCCTGGTCAAACGTCCCAGGCGCGCAGCTGGGACCAGGCCGCCATCAGCCTGGGTGAATCCCTTGCGTTGATGCAGCGTGCCCAGGAGAAACTTTTGATTCACGTCGCGGACCTTGGAGGCCTTGGTGCCGGCAGCCCAGGTCAGGATCGGCTGGCCGTAGCGCTTGCCGATCCACCAGGGCGGATAGAGTCCGGTGAGATGCAGGGCGAGCTCGTAGCCGCCAATCGACAATGTCTTGCCGATCCGGTTGCCGCCCAGGGCGACACGCTCCTGGTGCTGGTCGCCGGCAGCCAGCATCGCAATGTGCTTCGGGTAGAGCTCACGGCGCAAGGGTCCGGCGTCTGGATACAGCTGCGCCAGCTTGTCCTTTTCAGTGCGTCGTCGGAGCTCCTGGAGCACCAGGTACGTGGCCGTCGATGGCTCCATCTCCAGCAATGAGTCGCACGAGATCAATTCCGCCTTTCTCCGCTATTTCGTGAAGTAGTCGCACGAGCTCCTGGTCGGACACGTCCTCGATGGTGCTGACGTGCTCGATCCGTTCGGTCCACATCTTGAGGTATTTGCCGTGGAGCTCTGCGCACTTGGCGGCCGAAGCATATTGCCGGTCCTCCAAGGCCTTGTCACCGATCACCTGGACGCGGCGTAGGACGGCCTCGACCGTCACGTCTGCGCCGGACAGTGCTTTCTCCAGGCGTTTGTCGATTAGTTCCCGGATAGCAGGTTTCAGCATGTTCTCGGCCGCGATGGTCCCGAGTTGGTTGTCGTTGCCCTTGTAGCCGGCACGACGGGCCGCTTCGGTGCCGTTCATGTTGACCAGGGCGGAACAGTACCAATGGACAAATGCCTTCTGCTTGGCCGTTGGCGGTCGCTTCCTGGGCTTCCTGGGTTTCATTGACTTTTGGGTCACGGGCGCGAGTTTACGCCTCGATTGGCGAAAACGTCCAATTGAGAGCGCGCCTGGCGCGATAGATCGGGGAGGCCCTGGCCGTGCTATGGCCGATTTAGGTGCGAACGAGCTCGACCAGGTAGCCCTGGGAATTGATAACAAACAGTCTGTTGCAGATGAATTTCATTGTGATCGGCTCCTGGATCGCGTTGCCCAGGTGCCGGTCAAGGCGCTGGGTTCAGCACATCCCGTTAGGAAACGGGTTTTTGTTGGAGACTTTGCCCATCGTACCGACTGAGCCAGGTGCGCCGCCGGCCGATGCCTTGTGCAGCTTCGTGGATGCGCCCTTGTTCGAGCCTCCGCCCTTTGGCGCGCCTGGTGACGCGCTCTTGTGACCCATTGACGGGTCGTTTCCGTATTTCATCGCTTTCTCCTTGCAAGGTGGATGATCGTGCAGGGCGGATCGTACCAGTTCAGTCGGGCTCCGGGTGATCTTTGTCAGTAATCGCCATCACCAGCTGCTCGGCCGCGGTCATGTCCAGGAGCATCCGTTCGCGCACGTCCAGGGGCCGATGGTGGATGTCGAAGTCGCCAGCCGGCATCCAATGGGTGCGGCCGTCGGGGTAGAACACGTCGTATCCGTTGTGTCCGTTTACGTCCAGGCAAGCCTCTGCCTGGACGATATACGACTGGACGTAAATTCTCACAATGCCTCCAGGCCATTTGTCGCGTCGAGTATTGATTCCAAATTCCGTTGCAGCTGGTTCAGGTTGCGCTCGATGGTCGGTAGCTCCGGCAGCGATTCCATCGGTTGTTCCTTGTTGGTCGAGAGTATCGCCGGCGAGTTGCCCTGGTGCAATCGCCCGAGGAGCTCGTGCAGCCGGCCCATGATATTGGCCGACATTTGCTGGCAGCTTTCGGACTGGTTGATCAGGTGCTCGATGGGTCGACCTGGGCGATCCGGCGCGCATGGATCGGTCGCCGGCATTGCGGATGTTCCGTTTGTCATTTTGTTCTCCTGGTTCAGACTTCGTCGATGGTGATGCCCATGGCTCGCACCAGGGCGCGTTTAATTTTGTAGACCTCAGTCAGATGGCCGGACTGCATCTTCACGTCCTCCAGGACCCAGCGCTCGCGCTCCAGGTCGTAATACTTGAAGTCCGCGATGTAGGTCAGCGTGCGGCCGGTCTTGTGATACCTGGCGGAAAACATCTGTATTTTCACGCCCTTAATGATTATCGGGATCGCCGGCTGGAGCTCCAGGGACCGGATCATCTTGGCCTTGAGCATCAGTTTCAGGTTGGCGTAGCGCCGCGCCTCGGCCTGGGATGCGAACTTGTGCCCGTCGACCTCCCGGCGTTTGACGTTGCCGTAGCGGCCCAGCGAGCGGACCTGGCGGAGCCGGACAGTGTCGCCCAGCTTCGCCTGGTTGTCGGGATACTCCGCGTTGTGCAGCTGCACCTTGGCCGGCGTGTCCAGGATGCGCGTCGTTTTCATTCGCCCGTCGCGTCGTCGCTGGTAATTTCCATTTCGTCGTCGGGGCAGCGCACGCCCTCGCAGATCGGCCTGATCTCCTTGGCGAAGTATTTGCCAGGCGAATCCGAATTGATCATCTCGGTCATTTTGGCCTTGCCGACGCCGGCGTAGTCGTAGGCCTGGCCCGACGTGAAGTGGATGCGCAGATCGTCGCCTTTCATCTCGACTGCCTGGATCGCGCTCGATCCGTCAATTTTGTGCATGGGTGTCTCCTGGTTGGCGGCCGACCAGGTCATAGACCTGCATCGTGTTGCCGCGGTTGTTTTTCCTCGATCCGACGACGACCAGGAGCCCGGCTTGCACGAGCTCGGTGCGGCGCTTTCTCACGGACGAATAAGCATACGCGCTGAACTGGTCCAAATCTTCGAGCTCCTGGTCGGTCATGTCGCCACGGTTGCGGATCGCCTGGGTAATCTGCTCGTGCAGCCTGGAGGCGTGGCGCTGGATCGTGCCGGCCGCCAGGTAACAGGTGAACGGATCGCCCTTGCGAACCATGCCGCGGATGTGGCCGAACAGATCGCCCTGGTCGTCGTCGCTCACTTGCGAGCCCCGCAGCGCACGCAGATGTCCTCGTAGCCGCCGGCGTGCGTGCTCTTGGTGCTGTGCCCGAGTCTGACCGGCATCGAGGGGTTGTAGAACATGCCCCAATCGTGGCCACGGAAAAAACAGATGATCGCTTTCCAGGGCGCCATCCGCTCGCGCCGCGGCTTCATGTCGACGCCCATTGCTCGGCGCACCAGGAACGCATCTCCGGCGTCATGGGTCCGAAGCCGGCGAACTCGCCATCGAGGCCGATCTTGAGCTCGTCCCATTGCGCCTCGGAATCCCGGTAGAACACCTTGGCGTGGAGGTAGGGCATCGTCAGCGCTTCGAGCACTTGCTCGACGCCGTTGGTCACGGACATGGCGCCCAGGTCCTCGTCGATTATCAGGATCACCTTGCGAGCGCGGAGCTCCACTTCCTTTGCCTGGAAGTCCGGCATACGGCCGGTCATTTGCGAGCGCTCATAATGTCCTCGGACACCACGCGGATGCCGGGGATGTTGGTCTCGCCCTTGAGCGCTCGAACGACGCCTCCGATCGCCACGCCGTTGAGCATCAGGTATTCCCTGGGCACCAGGGCGATGTCGACGACCTCGTAGCTCCATTTCTTCCTGGTGCTTATACCCTTGACCTTTGGTGCCGTCGCCACGGGTGCTGTCGTGACGGTTTCGGCGCGGGTTTCGAGAGTCTCTGCTCGGGCGGTGCGTTCTCGCTCTTTGGCCTCGGATGCCAGTCGCTCTTGGTGGAGACGTTCCTGTTCATCGTCCCGTCGCTTTTGGGCTGCTTTCTCTTGTTCCTCTGCACGTCGTTGATCCTCCTCGGTTTTGGCGGCTGCGCGTTCGGTTGCCAGGCGCTCGGCTTCTTCTGCTGCGCGTTCGTCCTCCTTGCGCTGGAGCTCGGCCAGGCGGTCGCGCTCCTTCTTGGCGGCGGCCTCGTCGGCGGCCGCGGCTTCTTCGCGGAGACGTTTTGCCTCCTTCTCCTGGCGCTGGCGCTCGACCCTGGCGGCCTCGTCTGCGATGCGCTTTTGCTCGGTCGCGTAGCCGGTCAGGGCTCGCTTGACGTGAATCTCTGCATCGTCCAGGCGATCACTGTACGGGCGGAAAAAGTCCATTACGGCCTTCTTGGCGGCGTCCATGGGCCGGGTGATGGCAAAGCGGCGAGTCTCCAGGATGTCCTGCTGTTGCTTGATGCGGCGGAGCTCCTCGGCGCCGTCGGCGTACTCCACGTCGTTCGAGACCTGGTAGGTGTCGTAGTGGCTGGCCAGGCTGTCCGTCGCCTTGGCGAGCTCGCGGACCTCGGGCGTGTTGATCGCCTTGGTGTAGATGCCGGCGGCCGCCAGGTCGGGGTCGATCTCATACGGTGCTTCTGGTTCGTTCATGCTTTTCTCCTTGGGATTATTCGCCGGTCTCCCAGCGGTGGATCGTTAGTGCTGCTTTGAAAATGTCGAAGTCCCGCACGTCGGTCAGCGGAACCAGTTGATAGATGCCAGGGCCCACCAGGACGCAGTAGCGCCGCGGTCGCCTGGTCTTGTTGCCCACGGCATAGGCCTCGCCATAGGCGGCCGTCTGCGGCCCGACGCCCTTGGGCATGGAGATGCCGGTCTTGACATCCACCAGGGCGAGCTCCTTGTGCTTGGGGAAATTGCCGATGCTGTCCAGGGTGCCGGCGTAGCCCATTTTCGGGTGATAGACGCGCTCCTCGGAGAGCACGACCACGAAGCCCGACTCGTGCAGGAATCGGCACCAGCCGGCCAGGTAAGACTCGATTGCCGGCGTCAGGCTTTTGAGGTCGAGCTCGTCGACGTTGTACAGGTGGATGGCCTCGTGAACATGCCGGCCGAAGTCCGCCAGCATGGCCAGGCGATCCGGGTCGACATGCTCCAGGCCGTTCCAGCGCTCCAGGACACGGGTCACGCCCGGCACCTTGATCTTGTCGTAGTGGTAGACGTGCGCGCCTGGGTCAAACGCCAGGCCCTTCAATGTCGATTCTCCACCTGGTTGGCTTGCACCAGGATCGAATAGAAACGCTGAAAGGCCGGCCAGGTGATCAGGGTCTCGGGGCCCTTGAGCGATGGCAGATACATGCCCTCGACCTCGTCGACCGTGACGCCGCGTTTGCCGGCATCCTGGACCAGCCAGATCGTGAGCTCGCGGTCGTGGCGCACGTACTGGCCGATCAGGTCCTTAGCGTCCTTGACCTCGGCTCTCATTGCGAGGCGATCCAGGCGATGGCGTCGTTCACCTTGTCGAACGGCAAGCGCTCCAGGTCGGGGATGCCGAACTCCTTGCACAGATCGGCCTCGACAAACGGGCCGCCGTTGAGCCTGGCGCGCAGGAGTCCGCATTGCGCCGACGTGGCCATGCCGGTGCTGGCGTCGGTTCGCTTGGGCGTGGGCGAGTGTGACTGAGCCTTGTCACTGATCGGGCCCTGGCGGACCTCGGGGTTCAGGTCCTCCAAGTCCTGGTCGAACACGTCCGACGCGGAGAGCGCGGTCAGGCATAAATCAATCTGTGCGCGCTTCTTGGCCATTTTCAGGACGGTGTTTGCCAGGTCGGCGGGATTGGTGCGGATTTGCCTGGTCTGCGTCTCGTTGCGCTCGCCCTGCTGCTGGCCCCACTTCGAGCCCCATTTGATGCGCCGGCGGTCCTCGGCCGTGGCGGCCCACTCGTGATCGCCATGGCACGCACGCCACTTGTATTTCTCCTCGTCGGTGCTGCACTCGCCTATGCCGGCGCCAACAACATGGCCGGACAGGTTGCCCAGGCGCATCTCGGCGTTCGCAATGCCGCGCAGCTTGATCCGGTAGCGAATCTCGTCGTCCGTGGACAGGTCCTCGATCTCGGGATCGACGGCGATGCGAAAGGTCGAGAGCAATATCTCCGCGCCGGCCTTGTAGAGCGTCGGTTTCTGCGTGCCAGGGATGATTCCGTAATGCACGTCTTTTTTCATTACCGCGTGCAGGACCTCCTGGATCGCTGTCACCTGGGCGCGCACGGCCTTGGCCGATTGCGGGACGAGCTCGTGCTCGATGATGTCGTTCATGCTTTTCTCCTGGGATGTAGACACAAATGTAGACCGGCAATGTCCGGTCAAAATGGGATGTCGTCTTGCGGGTCCTGGCTGCCCTCCGGCGGTGCGCTGGGCTGGCCATGTTCGGCGGCCGCGTCCTGGGCCTTGCGCGCTTTCTGCGCGGCGATCCGGTCGCTGCGCTCCTGGTAGTCCTCGATGGCCAGGCTGATGGTGCCGACGCGCTGGGTCTCGGACGGTGGATAATGCCAGCCGGAGATGTGGACGTGGACGCCATTTACGACGGCCGTGCCGCTCCAGTCTGGTTGCTTGTCTTTGGTCTTGTCGGCCTGGTTATTGAACAGCCGGCCTTTCATGTTCTCGGGTATGTACGTCCCCATTTAGAGCTCCTTTTCTGTTGCCAAACATGGCATTGGACATAGTGACACAGATCAGGCACCTTCGGGGGTTATGGCAAACAAAAAGACAAGGTTAATGGCGATCCGGCTCAAGCGGGGCGAGACCAGGCAAAAGGTCTCCAAATACACGGGCGTTCCGTACAACACATTGAAGCGCCTGGAGGAGCGTGCGAGCGATCTAATCAACGTCCGTTACCTCCGCGATCTCTGCGAGTATTACGACGAGCCCTTCGATGTCGCCAAGCTCCTCGGAGTCTGACTGGACCCGTGATGCGGACGGCGGTTTCGTTCGATGGGACCAGCCGCCTTACTACGTCGGTGGCGTGCTGAATTTATTATTGCCTGGCGAGGATGCCGGCAAGATGGCCAGGTCCACCTGGTCGAAGCGCAACAGGGAATACATGCTGCTGCGCAAACGGAGTATGAAAAAAAAGAGCCCTGGTTGACGGTGAAAGAGAACGCTCGCCAGGTGAGAAAAGCATGTCCGGTGCCCGTGGTCGAATCGCGTAGGGGTCCGTCGGAGAGAGGCAAAAGCTACGCGATGCTCAATGCCAAGGAGCTCTCGACGCCGACTTGCATGAGTTCGACCTGGTCAGCAATGGCCGGGTCTTGCTGTACCGGAGATCGCGCCAACAAGCATCAAGGGGAACAAAATGCCAATGACTGAAACGGGATATAGAACGAGGGTCGGAATCCTTCTGAGCGCCTGTTGCGTAAAATGCCGGGTTTGGGTCGCACCAGGAAGAAAGCGCGACACGGAGTTCGATGGCTTTCCTCACAGCTGCAACCCAGCCCAGCGAGTCGAACCAGAATACACGCCCAGGAGGCTGCTATGAATCGGAAAACAGCTATTTTAATCGCGGTCGGGTCACTCCTGATTGCCACCTTGATCGGCTTCTGCGCGGCCCAGGCCGACGAGCTCGTGTTCGTCGATCCGTGGAACGCCAGGGCGCGATTGATCATCGTGCCGGAGCGCCAGGTCGAGACAATCATAATTCGCACGGAGCGGCGCCTGGGCGTCTACCAGGAGAAGATCGTCGACACGGCGGTCAATGATGGCAAGCACCGACTGGTGCGCGCCTACTGTGAAATAAGGCCGGCAATGTGCTCGGCCAAAGGAGAAGAAGATGGGAACCAGGAAGAAGAAGCGGCCGGAGTTCGAGCTCCCGGCATTGTTAATCGAGGCGATCCAGGACTACCTGGGCCCGGCGGAAGTGAATAAGCTCACTTCCGACCAGGCCATGGAGTTGATGTCCAGCGCTACCAGCTGCGCATCCGAAGTTGGCAAAATCCTGGAGGGACCTACCGACGCCTCGGGTTAGCGCGTCGACCTCGTCCGCGTGCAGCCGGCCGGGCTCTCCTGGTCGGCTGCGATCTTGCCGGCCGTCTCGGAGTCGGTTTCGCAGTTCCCCCCGTTCGTGCCCTGGCTGGTGCCGCTCGTCCCGTCGCTGCCGTTTGTCGGCCTTGCGCCTGACGCATCATGCCGGCAATGCCGCCGCGTCGTGGCTTGGCGGTTGCGGCTTGCCGCTGGCCGCGTGCCTGGCCCAATGCTCGCTTGACCATGCCGGAGCGACCGCCGCCCCTGGCTGGCCTGGCTGGCGTAGCTCCTCGCCGCGCCCTGGCTGGCGCCCCTCGTCCGGCTGGCTGTTGCGGCTTCCTGGCCGCCGTTGCGCGTTTCATCAGGCCGGACATGCCGGCCACACTTCGTCCAATTGGTGGCATCATTTTCTCCTAACAGATGGTTGTTCCTTCAATATCAAATTCGCCGTTGCTCGGGCCCACGCAGTCACTCCTGGGTGGCCCGGTTCCGACCTTGCAGTAGTACGTCGTCGTCGGCTCCTCGCCGCAGACGTAGGCATCGGCCTCGATCTTCGGTTTCAGGTCAAAGAATAACGGCACGAGCACGAGCGCCAGGATTGCGAGGACCAGGGCTGCGATCAGTAGTTGGAATCCTGGTCTCATGTCTCCTCCTCGTCGTCGCCGTCGCCGGCTCCGGCCTGGATCGCGTCGGACAATTCCTGTCGCCTGGCCGCGACCGCGTTTACTTCGAGCGTCGACGGGTCTCGATCTTCGTCGACCATTTTCTGCATCTCGACCGTGAGCGCCACGAGCTCGGCGTGCGCGTCGTCACCTTCGCGGACCAGGCTGGCGGCGAGCTTTGCAAACTCGCCCAGGTCGGAGTGGCCGCGAGCGGTAAGGATGCCGCCCAGGACGTTCAACAGACTGATAATTGCTGGCATGTCGATCTCCTAATTGACGGCCGCGGCGAGCTCAATGAGCGCTCGTTCGGCCTGGGTTATCCAGTTGTCCAGGTTGCGCGCCACGACGGCGAGCCGCTCCTGGGTAGACTGGCCGGCGTCGAATTGCGCCCTGGCAACAGTGTACGCCGTGAAGGCCTCGGAGAGCTCCGATACGATTGGCGTGGTCCGCTTCTCCACTGAGCGGATGTTCGATTTGATGCCTTGCGATACCGCCGGATCGTTGACCAGGTCGAGCGCGCCGGCCAGCACAATGTTGTAAGTCCGCTCTATCGCATAGGCCTTTTGTCCTGGCGTCTCCGCGACTGCAATCGGGTTGGACGCCGCGCAGCTGGAGATCACCAGCATCGTTATAAACAGGAGCATGTAGCTCCGAAAAACCTCGAGATTTTTGGTCACGTCAAATTCCTCCATCGCCTGATTTTGTCAGCTTGTCGACCAGGCGGCGAGTCGATAGCGCCTGGTAGTCTTTGAAAAAGGCAATCGCGGCGCCGCCCAGGATGGAGACCCAGGTGGCCGTTGTGAGCTCGGCAAACGTGAGATTCGGGTCGGCTGTGAACAAAGCGACCAGGGACGTGGCGAACAGGATCAATGCGGCAATGACCGCTCCAAGTATCGTATTCATGGTGGTGGAACCTCGCATGGTGGTGGCTGGAATCGCCGGCCGGTGATGGTTTCGTAGGCGTCCTGGAGGTCGTCGATCTCCTGGTCAATGTACTGGATCGCCTTGGGGTCGGTCGCCTGGCACTTGTCGACGTAGACGGTGCGGAGCGATTGTTTCAATTGCTGGAGCAGGAGGATGTCGACGTTCTTGCCGATCTGTTCGACTTGCTCGCTCGATGCCTCGTAGGCCGTGACGTGGACGCCGTACTCGCCCTGGGTCACTGGCAAGTTGTCGGTGATCTTGGCGGTCCCGCCGGCGCCCAGGAGGATGGTCAGGATGGCGTAAATCACTTTGTTCTCCTTGACGTGTTCGGTTGCTGCGTTCATTGCAAAAGGGTCCTCAGAAACGGCCAGTCGAAGTTGTCGCCCTGGCCGTCCTTGCGGCCGCTCGGATCGTATTTCGGGCGCTTCTTGCTGCCGTCCTGGATCGCGGCCCAGCGCACCAGGTCGTGACCGGCGATTGAGTCGTCGGTGAATCCGTAGTCGTCCTGGAGGTCGATCAGTATTTCCGCCAGGGCCTCGTATTGCTTGCCCGTGAATCCGCTGTCCTGGGTGCCGACGAGCTCGATGCCCAGGGTAAACCGATTGCATCCGCTCCGGCCGTTGAGGATCGAGGCGCCGGCGTGGTAGGCCTCGCGCTCGTATTCGACCAGCTTCCAGGTCTCGCCGGATCGGGCGATCAACAGATGCGCGCTGGCGTACATCCGGCCGTCCGGCCATTTGTCGGCTTGCATGTAGAACAGGCGCTCGCGCTTGGGCCGGTTCAGGTCCAGGAATAATTGCCGGCAGACTTCCATGTCGAACTGGTTGTCCGGGTCGACGTTCTTGCCCGAAAAGTAGTGAACGATCACGCCGTCGATGCTGTGCAGCTGGCGGCCGTTGGTGCAGAACGCGGGGAGGATTTTACTGTGCATACGGCTGCCCCGTGACCGGGTCCGTCGGCGGCGGCTGGCGGCCGCCCGTGAAGCCCTCGGGGATGTTTCCCGTGGCGAGATTGACGGCCTCGCCCACGCCCTGGGCGAGCGGTCCCGGCTGGCCCATTTCCAGTTCGAGCTCGGCCTCGGCCTTGGTGATCTCCTCCATCACGGTCCTGGCGAGCTCGTTGCGCCGGCGTGTCAGGTTCCAGAGCTCCAGGCGCTTCTCGTCGCCGGTCATGGTGGTGTCCATGCGGATCAAGTCCATCGCCTGGCGGACCTCGTTCAAGGCCGACCTGGTTGCGGCCAGGGGCGGCTGGCCCAGCTGGTTCTCGGGGCTGCGCACGAGCAGACGATAGAACTGGTTTTCCGGGTCGGAGAGGTAGAGCTCCGCATCGGCCGACTGGCGTTTCTGCATCAGCGCCATTGTGTTCGCCACCTTCTCGGCCTCGCGCACCATGTCGTAGAGATCGGAGACGTACTTCGTGCGCCTGGGCGGACCTTCGTTGACGGACCAGTCGATCAGGCCTTTGACGACGATGTTCTCGCGCCAGGTCTCGCCGCGGGTCGGGTGCTCGCCGTACTCGCTCATGTATTCGTCGGTGGCGGCGCGGATCATGGCATCGCTCGCCGCCAGGGCGTAGGTGCCCATGGTGCCGAAGTAGCCGCGGATCATGTGCTCCAGCTTCATCGGGGAGACGCCCATGGCCCGGCCGGCTTGCTTGGCGGTCTCGGACGTGTACCAGGTGAATTGCTCGGACGGCTCCACGTTGTCCAGGTAGAACGGGATGATCGGGGCGCCGGTAAATGTCTTGTTGCGCGCCAGGTCCATGATCGGCTGGAACACCTGGGGCGTCATGTCCAGGGAGAAGGCTTGCAGCGCGATCCACAGCATGGCGTCGACGAACTCCTCGCCGTCCTGGTCCTGGGTGTATTGCATGAAGCGCTCGGGGATCGTGCCGAACAGCATCCCGGACTCGAATGGCTTGGGAATCAGGAAGTAATCGGATTCGCCGTTGCCAGTGAAAACCGGGTGATACAGGTCCTTGATGTCCTCGGGCAGTTCCTTGTAGCGGTCGTCGTCCTTGTTGAGCGCGTAGAGCGCCAGGGTGGCCGCCATGTAAGCGGAGCCGCGGATCGCAAACGAGATCGCCATGGTCTTGTAATCGAATTGGCGCTTGAGTCGGTAGTTGCCCTGCATCCTGGCGTTGAGAAACGGCACCGAGACGGCCAGGAAGCGTGCGGCCTCGTGGCTGCCGCGCATGGCGAAGTCGGTCGATATTTCCCTGGACAAGAGCGCGGCGTATCGCGGCCCTTTGCCGGCGGCGCGATTGAGTTTGTATTCCGCCAGGCGATTGGCGTTCTCGAAGCGGCCCATAAATCGGTCGTACCGGGTCAGGAGCTCGGTCGGGTTGGAGATCAGATGCCGTGCGACCTCGAAGCCCTGGGAGCGATTCGCAAAGCCGCCGCCGTTGACGACCATCTCCTGGAAAGCCGGATCGTTCGACATGCGCCGGAACACCAGGGCGGCCGCTCGGACTGCCGGCACCTTGACCTTGGTCGAGAGCAACCAGGCATTGAGCGAGTCGCGCACGAAATTCTTGGTCTGGAACGTCGGCCAGGCGACCACGCCGCGGCGCAGCGTTGCGGAGAATCCGCCGACGATCTGCAACACCAGGTTGGTGCCCTTGGGCCCCATGAAGCGCAGCGAATCCATCAGCGCCGGGTCGATGATCTCAAAGTGATATTTCTTGCCCTGGTCCATGTAAAAGTCGACGTTGCCCTTCGGGTCCTGGTTGAACTCGAACAGGGTCAGGAATTGCGGTAGGCCGTCCTCCATCTGCTCGATGATCATTACGATGGCCTCCTCGGTCTCGTCCGCCGGCATGGTCTTGGCCATGCGGTATTCGGCCATGGTCCAGCCCATTGCCTCGACGCTGGCTTTCAACACCTGGTCGCCCGATATTTTCCTGGCCGCGTTGTCGGCGGCGATGGGTGCGGCGTACAGGCCGGCTTGCTGGTTTCGGATGCCGGCGCCCAGGCGATCCGTGCCGCCCAGCTTGCGCAAGATCGAGCGCTTGGCGTCGTTCATCAGCGCCGCGTTTACGCCGATGGCCACGCCCTCGATGATGTTGTCCCAAATTACGCCGACGTTGGTGGTGCCGCCCTTGAGTCGCTGGAACGGATTGCCGCCGCCCCTGGCTGGCCGGCCGTTGATCCTGGACTCGACCACGCGGAAGAACGGCACGTAGTTCTTGTTCATCTGCTCCATCTTCGCCCTGGTGCTGGCGGACAGGATGCCGGCGCCCTCGTAGAAGTCGAGCATCCTGGTATTGAACTCCTGGTAGGCGTCGTGGATGTCGCGGAGCTCGGGTATCTCCTCCTCCATCGACAGCCAGGCGATGATCTCGTCCGGGCGCATCAGGTTCTCGCGTTGCTGCGTGGCGAGCTCCTGGGCGCGGCGTGCCAGCAGATACATGCCGACATCGTGATTGCCCCACCACTTGCCGAATATCGTGCGGAGCGAGTCGCCAGTGAACTCGATGCCCTGGCCGTCCTCGCGCCAGCCTGGCGTGCCGAATCGAAACGCGGCGTCGATCAGACCAGGTGATCCGCCCAGGGCGATCCTGGCCTTCTGGTAGGCGACCTGGCCCTCGGGACCGATGTCGCCCAGGTCGATCTCGATGCGCTTGATTGAGCGCAGACCGTCCAGGAACAGCTGCCAGAACGGGACCGGGAAACGCCGGCCGACCTTCTCCCAAAACGACGCATCCGCGGAGCCTTGCTTGCCGGCGCCACGAGCTCGGGCGCCTTGCATCGTCCAGGCGTGCATTAGTTCCTGGACATCCTCGACCATGCCCATGAGCTCCGGCCGCTCGGCCATGGCGGTTCGCCAGGCATCGTAGAAGCCGGGCGCTCGCTCCATGGCGGCGCTCTCCTGGGTGAAGTAAAGCCGCATAAATTCGGCGTAGCCCTCGAATACCTTGGTCACGTCGTAGCTGACGCCTTTCATCTCGTCTTTGAATTGCATGTAGAGCGTGCGAATCCATGGGTTCCGGTCGTCCAGGAAGTGCGCGATCTCGTGCGCTGCGACCTCGATGTCGTTGGCGTCTTTGAGCCGGACCTCGCCGTGCCCTGGTCGGTAGAAGCCCAGGCGCATGGTGCCTTTGACGCGGCCCTCGTAGATTCGGTTGCCGAAGTATTTGCGCATGACCGCCAGGATGTGCTCGCGGCGCACGGGTTTCTTGGGGATGCGAACGATGCGGCCGTTGCCCAGGACCAGGTTGTGCTGCGCGTTGATGGGCAGCGCTCCGCGCTTGCCGATCATGCCGACGTAGTTCGAGCCCGATTCCATGTCGAGCGGCTGCGGCCCGACGATGTTTAACGTGGAACCAGGGGGCGTCTCGCCGCGTGGCGCTCGTTCCCCGATGCGCTCCTTGTGGCTCTTTTTGGCCTTGACGATGATGTCGGCGGACTGTTTGTTGCGGCCGATGCCGAACGTGATGCCGATGCCCGTATGGCGCCCCTTCGGGCTCTCGACGGCCTGATTCGCCAGGATGCCCTGGGCGAGCTCCAGGGTGGCGCGGACCTCGGTCTCGTTCCAGCCGGCGACGACGAACTCGTCTCCGCCAATCCGGTAGACCTCCACGTCGGCCTGGTCGAGCGCTTCGGCAATCGCCACGAGCATGGCATCGCCGGCATCCAGGCCCAGGTTATCGTTGACCCACTTCAATGAGTCGGCGTCCACGATAGCCTGGACGGGGAGCATCTTGGCCTCCTCGTTGTAGGCCCGGAGATTGCCTACCTGGGTGAGCTCGTCGGTGAACACCTGGCGCACGAGCTCGTCCATCGGCATCCCTTTGACGCGCTGCGCTCGGGTCTGCTCTTTCTCGTTGCCCTTGTAGCGGCCGCGGCGCTCCTCGACCTTGCTCTCGGTGTCCCTGGCGATCTGGTCCTCGATGTCCAGCTGCCTGGAGGCGTCGGAAAATAGATCTCCTGGGTCTCCGGTTTCCATGCTGTCCTGGCCGGAGTTTCGCTTCGAGTCTCGACGTGCAATCTCGTCGGCCATGGCTTGCTGGGTCGTCACGTCCTGGCCGAATAGATCGCCAGCCGGTTGCGTGGTGAAGGATCGGTCCTCGTTGTTCTGATTCAGGGCGGTCTCGGGCACGCCGAGCTCGTCGGCAATGATCCGCTCGACGACGGCATGGGTCGCGGCCTCGGATGCCCACACAAACCGATTGCCGTTCTCGTCCCAGGTGGTGCGGGTGATCGGATCGTCGGTGATGCTCAAGCCCTGTTCCTGGTACTCCATGCGGATCGACTGACGGAACAGCCGGAACTCTGCATCGGTCGGATTTTGCAGGACCTCGATGGGCGTGTCTCCGATCTTGAGGCGGAGTTTCTTGGCCGGCAGCGATCCCGGTTCCCGGATGCGCGTCACGCTCAGATTCATGCCTGATTTTTTGACTTGCTGCGCCCAGGGCCGGAGGTAGTCGAACTCCTCGGACGTGTCCGGCGAGATGCGCCCTGGTCGTTCGGCCGGCATGAAGTCGCCTTTGGGCGTGATCGCCATGCCCTCGGACAAGCTGCGGACCTGGCCCTGGACGGTGATCTCGAAAGCATCCAGGACGAGCCCGTCCAGCTGCTTGAGGAGCGATGCGTCGACGCCGACGGCAATTACCCTGGACGTGCCGGCCTCGGACAGCGCGTATTTCTGCACGGCGCGGCGGGTCTTTTGCCGGTCCTTGGAGATCACATCGCCTGGCATTGTCGACACGTTGAGGACGACGTGACGATGGTCGACGTGGATCAGGACGATGTCGGTCGTGGTGATGTCGACCCTGCTGGCGATGGTGGCGGCGTCTGCCGGCGATTTGATTGCAAAGCCGGAGGCTCCGCCCTTGGGCTTGAAGTCGACGGCGGCCAGGTCTTGCTCGTGCCGTTTGGTCGCGCCCCTGGCGTCGATCTCCGACCAGTTGTTTTGATCTATCACCACATGGCCGCGGAACTGGATTTTGTCCGGCGAGATGCGGAAGTCCTGGGCCATCGAGCGGGTGACTCTGATGTCGGATTCCGACGGATTGGAGTTGCCGGACGGGTGGTTGTGCTGCATGTAAAAGCCGACCGCGCCCAGCTTCTTGGCGGTGGCCGAGACCTGGTCGAAGTAGGTCGGCGCAATGTCACCAATGATCGCCGGCGCTCCACCTGGCAGCCGCGAGGTCAGGCCCACCTGGGCGACGATTTTATTCTGAACGTCGGTGAAGAACACGCGCAAGGTCTCGAAGCGCGGGTCGCGGTATATCTGCGCCAGGACGGCGAGGTCCTCCACGTTGTTGGCGGTTTGCCCGACCAGGTTGGTGCGGCGCTTGGCGGCGAGCTCACGGGCGAGCGTTCGACCCAGCTGCGACGGCATGGCGCGCATGGCCTCGATGGCCACGACGGCGGCGTCCTTCGCCTTCTCCATGCGCGGTGCGCCGTCCTGGCTCGGATCGGTCGGCTCCGCCAGGTAGAGCCCCAGCTGATCGTTTTCCTTCACCTGGCGCATGAAGTGTTCGACCAGGGCCTCGTCGATGTCGCCCATGCGGATCGCTTGCTGGGCGGTGCCACGGGCGCGACTCTGGATGTCCTTCTGCAAGAAGCGCAACAGGTGGAACATATAGTCCGGCAGCAGCGCGTCCTTGTTGAACGTGATCGCAATGTCGTTCGGGCCCTGCCTGGTGCGGTACGGCGTGCCGGCGTTGTCACCGATCCGCTGGATGTAGAGATCGCCCTCGCCCCTGGAGCTCATGGTCCAGGGCACGGCCATGAAGTAGTCGGTGGTCTCCTCCTGGGTTCCGGGCGGCCTGGAGACCATGGGGTCGACTGAATTGCCAAACTCGTCCAGGGCGACGAAGCGGCCCTCGAAGATGCTGCGGTCCTGGTCGAGCGCTGCGACATAGCCTTTGTCGATCAGGCCGGAGAGCGTGTTGACGTTTTGCGTCCTCCGATCGCTCGGCTGGTTCGGGCGCTCGGATGTCGACACGGCGCCAGGCTTTGTGATCGCCGGCAGCGCCAGGAACTCCTCGGCAATAAACATCCGGCCCAGGGCGACTACCCGTTCGTAGGCGTCGGCCTGGATGGCGGTGAGTTTCTTGCGCTTGACGGGCGTCGTACTGTCGGGCGTCGGTTGTTCGCCCTGTTCAGCTTCGTCCGCTTGAGCGCTGCGAAAATGTCTTTGTTCATCAATGGCTCCTTGCAGGGCGTCCATAAACGCCTGGTTGTTTGTGTGCTTGATCGCCAGGGTTTCGAGCGTGTCCTCGGGCACTCCCAGGGCTTCGGCCTCGGCCATCATCTCGAAGATGATCCGGCTCTCCGCGGTCATGTCGTCCGCGTACTCGTCCTCGTTGAATAGCTCTCCCCGTTGGTCCGCGTTCGGGTCGATCTCCTCTCCTGCGGCCGCTCGTGCCTCCTTACGGGCATTTCGGGCCGCTTCCAGCTGTTCACGCGCATAGTCGAGCAGATGTTCCCGGTCCTCGCTGATCGCGTCGAGCATGTACTGGATCGCCCTGGACTGGCGCACGCCCAATTTTCCCTTGCCCGTGATCGCCTTGTTGACCGCGACGTTTACTTGCTTCACGGACATTTTGATCTCGGGGTCCTCGACCATGGACTGGAACCAGGGCGGGTTGATCGACGGCGTGCGACTGATGATCCGGTCGTGCTCGTCGCGGACGTAAGTCACGCCGCCGCCTTCCACGAGCTCGTTGACCATGGTCTGCAATGCTTCGCGGAAATTCTGGCGCTTGAGCCTGGGGTCGATCACTTTCGGCCGGCCAGGTATCGGCGGGATCGGGTCGACCGGAGCATCGCCGGCGCCGCCTGGCTTCGGTCCCTTGAGCTCGTCGATTCGTGCCTGGAGGATTACCTCTTGACCAGGTGCCAGGGTCCATTGCTTCGAGAGCCTGGCGAAACTTGCCGTCGGATCGCGGCCGGCAAAGTCGATGGCCGGCTTGGCGCCGTAGCCGATCAGCGTGCCCGTGGTGCCGTCCTTCTTGACCACTTTCAGGCCCAGCATGAGCTCGTTGACGACGCCGGGAGCGTACTGCTTCGCCAGGAAAGCGTGGAGCTCCCTGGAGCCGGCCGGCAGCTGGACGATGTCGGCAATGATCTCGGTCGGCGCGGTGCCCTCCAGGCGGCGCTCGGCGGCCTCGATGGCGGCCGTCACGTTGTCCCGTTGCTGGCGCGTGATCGCGTCGATCCCGTCGGCCGGCAAGTCCGCCAGGCCGGAGCGCAAATGGTCGATGATCTCCTGGATGCCGGCGCGGCCTTTTACGACCTCGGCCATGGCGCCCTGGGAGACCAGGGTGTCGATCAGGTCGAGCATGTTTATCAAGCCGGCGGCAATTACCTCGACGTTGTCATTCGAGACCTGGTCGCGCTTCGCTTCCCTGGCGTCGTCCAGGGACTCGACGTTGTCCTCGATCTCGCCCTCGATGGTCCTGGCCTCGTCGGCGGCGTCGGCTTTGTCCTGGGTGATCTGCTGCGCTTCGTCGCCACCACGGCCCAGGGTGTCAATGTCGACGCCCTCGGCTTCGAGGCGCTCGCGGAGCTCCATCTGCTCAATTTCGAGCCTGGCGGCCGCTTCTGGATTGTCTGCGGCGATGTGCGCGTCGATGCGGTCCTGGAGGTTGTGAAAGTCGCCAACCGGGTCGGCTTCGATCACTTCGCCCTCGATGGCGGTCAGGCCGGCCAGGATGCGCTCCATGGCGGTCTGCTCGCCCTCGGTCAAGTCAAACCATTCGGACAGCATGTTGAACATGCCGTCCATCTCGGCGGCCTCGATCATCTCCGCGATCTGCTCGTTCTCCGGGCCCAGGAAGTCGGCGTCCGGGAATTGCTCGCGCAGCTGCTTCATCGCCTGTTGCATTTGCGTGACGATGTCGGACTTCTTTTTCTCGGCCAGGAACTCCTCGGTCTGGACCTCGGCCTCGGCGCGCTCCTCGGGCTGTTGCCGGATGTCGCCAGTCTCCAGGAGCGAATTTTGTTTGACGCGGATTTGCTCGGCCAGGGCGGACATGGCCTCGACATCGCCAGCCACTCCAGCACGAGCTCGGGCGACGACCAGGGCGTCGAGCTCCTCGTCGGTCGGATAGCCTGACTTGATGGCGTTCTCGCGGTTACGGGCGGCGTCCTTCTGTGCCTGGGTCTCCTCGTTCTGGTCCTCGAAAGCGTTGTCGTAAAACGTGCCTGGATCGTCGTCGATCTCGGTCTCGCCGGCGCGGCGCTGGGCGTCGTCGATGTCCGCCTGGGTGCGGCCGGCTTCGACGATTTCGACCGCCTGGGTGTAACTTTCGCCTTGCAGGAGCGTGAGCATTGTCTCGTTGCCAAAGCGGTCGATCACGGTCACGTCTTGCTGGCCGTCCGGGTATCGCTGGGTGACGCGCACGGTCCAGTTCTCGTCGCCGTGGCGGATCAGCGTCTCGGATTCTTCCTGGTCGTCGGGCGTGCCCTCGTCGGTCTGCTCCTCCTGCTCGACCTCGATGTCCTCGTCGACGGCCGGATCGTCCACGACCCAATCGGACAGCATGGCGTCGGCTTCGGCGGCGATCCTGGCGGCCTTGGCTTCGGCGGTCTGAGCTCTCATTCCGGTGACGGTCGCGCCGTACACGTCGACGATCACGGTCACGCCCTCGCCAATACCTTCGGCCACGATCTCGCCGCCACGCTCGGCCAGGGCCGCCACGCCCTCGGTGCCGGCAATTGCCAGGGCTTCGCCCGTCATGCCTCCAAGTACCTGGCCGCCGGTCTGCAAGGCCAGGTTCATCAATTCTTTGCCCATGGCGGACTTGACCAGGGGCGCCATGGTCGTTGTCGCCAGCCGGCCCGTGAGCATGTCGACGGTGCCGATTATTGCGCCACGTTTGGCCGCGTAGGCGTTCGCCGCGTCCATCAGGTCGGGGTTGTCGATGGCGGCCATGATCGACCTGGCATCGTTCATATTGACGCCGGCTTTCTCCATGTATTCGGAGTAGCTGGCGCGGTACTCAGCCATGGCGGAGCCCATGCCCAGGCCGGCCGCGAATCCCCAGGGACCGGCGAACGATCCGGCGATGGCCAGCGGGATCGAGTCGGCCATGTTCGGCGCGGAGCGGATGCCGACCTCCATCATTATGTTGATGGGATCGTCGGTCCATTCGCCCAGGCCCTCGAAGAATCCCTCGGCCTCCAGCATCTCCTGGGTGCTCTCGCTATACGGGACAGTCGCGGCGCGTGTCTTGCGTTCGGTGCGTCGGTCGATGGCCTCTTGCATCCGGCCGATCAGCTGCTCGCGGCTGGCCTCGATGTCCTCCTGGAGCGCGTAATAATCGTCTCGATATTCCGGGTACTTGTCGGGCTGCGTGCGCCAGGCGTCGGCACGAAGGCTGCGAGCATATTTCTCCATCTCCTCGGCGCCGGTGAAGTAGTCGGGCGTCAGTCCACCAGGTTGGATTCCCGATGCGCGTTCCCTGGCGGTCATGTATTGCTCGCCCAGGGCGAAGATGCTTTGCGTGTCGCGGTTGGCCAGGTATTCGTCGGTGCCGGCGAACAGCTGGTCCCAATAGCTTGGCCCGGTGTCCTTGGGCGCGGTGCCGACCTTCCGGTCCTCCTGCTGCTTCTTGTAGAAATTGCCGTAGGCGTCGGAGATGCGCGACATCGACTCGTAGCTGTCCTGGATGTCGTATTCCTCCTCGACTGGCTTCGGATCGTCGGGGAGCTCGAAGTCGGCTATGGGGTCCGGCTTGTCGTTCAGGATCGCGGCCGGCTTCTCCTGGTCGTCGCTCCATGTGCTTTTGAGGCGTTCCCACAGGCTCGGCGGATCGGGCGGCGTCGGTGCCGCCTCGATGCCCATTTGCTTGTTGAAGTCCTCCCGGTCCATCTCCGAGTAGTAGCGCTGGTGCATCGCATCCGCGAGCTCCTCGTCCGACCAGTCGGCGTATTGAGGATATTGCTCCCGGAGGTCCTGGAGTTTCGTGTCCGCCATGGGCTACTGCGTCGGGCGCGTCAGGTTGAGCGGGTTGTCGTCGTCGCCCTGGTTCAACTCGTCGATATTTATTCCCGCCTTCCTGGCTGCCTGTTTCATGGCGATGGCGTGGGTCAGTTGGCCGGCGGCCTCGATGTAGAGGCGCTCGGCTTCGGCCTGGACCGATGCGACCTCGGCGGCCTGGGTCCTGTTGAGCCCGGAGATGCGGCCGGTGGCTGGATCGTAGAATCCGCCATAGAGTCGCTCGGATTGTTTGCCGATGGCGTTCGAGTCGCTGGCCGTGAACTTGAAGTCGGCGCCCGTGCCGGTGCCTGGCTGGTCAGACTTCAACGAATAGGGCTGGCCGCCCAGGTCCGGGTCGATCACGCCGCCGCGGCTGAATATATCCTGGGACATGACCATGCCGTCCTCGGTCCACTTCTCGACGTGCTTGGTGAGACTGGATCGGGCGCCGGCAATCTGATCGCGGAACCAGGAGTCGGAGTAGGTGACGGGCCAGAGCTCGCCCGTGATCGCGCCGGTCTCAATCAATTGCTGGCGCACGTCGTCGTAGTTCTCCGCGTTCAGCGCCGGCCGGATTTTCTCCATCATGTCCATTTGCGCGCTCATGGATTTGACGTAGTCGTCCTTGAGCTCGTTGGCGCGGTCGAACAGTTTGGCGTCGTTGAGCGCGTCGATCTGGTCCGGCATCTTGTCGTACATCGCCCGAATCTCGTCCGCCTTTTTGCGATTGGCCAGCATGTCCTGGGCTTGCTCCACGTCCATGCCCAGGGCCTCGTTGCGCAGTCGGCCGTACTCGATGTCGCTGCCGGCCTTGAGCGCGGAGCCCAGGTCCATGAAGCGGAACGCGGCCGGATTTGGATTGACGATTCCCATGCTTTTCTCCTATCCCGCGCCGAACATATCAATGCCAGCGGCATCGGCGGTTATGTAGTTTGAGATGCCGGACTGGATGGCGTTGTTCACTCCCACGCCGCCAGCGTAGGCGATGTTTGCCTGGCTGGTGCCCTCGTCCGAATAGATTTGCGACAGCTGCCGGCCCTGGCTGCCGTAGGCGCCGGCGGTTGCGGCTCCTGCTGCCTGGCTGGCGTCGACTGCCGTGGCCGCGGGTCCGCCGCCGAATCCGGCCTGGTTGGCGAGCGCGTCCAGGTAGTTGTAATAGCCCTGGTCGGAGCGTGCGATCTCAGCTGCCGCGAGTCGATCTTCCTGGCTGCCGGCCTGGTCGAGACGCGAGGCATCCGTCTCCAGTCGTCGCAAGTAATCCTGGTATCCGGTATCGGATCGCATCACGTCCTGGATGCGCTGATTCTCGTATCCGGCGTAGGCGGTGTCGCCACGGCCAATGTCGGCCGCTTCGGCCGCTCCGAGTCTGCCCAGGTCGCGTTCACGCCCGGACGCCCAATTGTAGTATTCCTGGTCGGCCAGGCCCTTGGCGCGTCGACTGGCCTCCATCATGGCGCGGCCGCCGATGTTGGGTCCGCCGGCTGATCCGACGCGATCCTGGGCGCGTTGCATTTCCTCGACCGCGAAAGAGTAACCAGGTGACGCCTGGAAGTCGGCGCCATAGACGCCCGTGCCAGCTGCGCCCTCCGCGATCCGCACGTCGTCGGTGCGCCCGACCATCAGCGACTCCTCGGCGCTGGCGGCTGCGATCCGGTTCTCGTCCAGGTAGTCGGAGTATTGATCCTCGCCCCAGGTGTCGCCGGCCAGGAGGTTGCCCTCGACCGATTGACGGTAGGCGGTGTCGCCAGTGTCCAGGAAGTCCACCAGGTTCGGATCGCGGAACGATCCGTCCTCGTTGCGGCGCGAGCCTGTTGGATCGCTCGATCCCTGGCGTCCCATTTGTGGGCCGCGGCCGATGTTGGACTGGTCGATCCGCTCCTGGTCGGTCGGCCGCTCGTTGACGGCCGTGATCTCGGAGTCGTACTGGTCGATGGTGGCCTGGAGCTCGGCGCGGCGCTGCTGCATCGAGAAAGCATCCCCGACATCTGTGCTGGTCAGTCGGAGGTTGTCCATCTCCTCCTGGGCCTCGTCGCGGTATTGCTCGTAGACGGCGATCTCCTCGTCGCGGCGGGACTGCTGAATCTCCTCGCTCCTGGCAGTCGGCTCGAAGCCGGTTGTCTGGTTGACGCCGATCTCGGGCCCACCAATGCCCAGGAGGTCAGAGTAAGCGCGCTGGGCGTTGTACTGCTCCTGAATCTGCGGCAAAAGGATCTGTTGCTGATAATCGAATTGTCGGGCGATCTCCTCGATCTGCATTTGCGTCGATTCGATGGTCGCCCTGGAGGCCGCGGTCGAGCCTTTCTTGCTGGCGCTGGCCGCTCGCTTCGATGCGGAGGTTGTAACGACGGCGCCGACAACGGCGGAACCGATGATTGCTGCTGCGACGACGGTCACGATATTTTCTCCTGGTGGCGATGCTCAAGGAGCTCCGCGAACGTATTGACGGTGAGGAGCTCGGCCATCTGTTCCTGGCTGCGCTCCGGGCCGTCATACGGGTGAACGGTGAGCCACACGCAATCGGTGATGGCTTTGCCGGCGCGCTTCACGCCGGCGGGGGATTCGTAGATTACCGGGCCGACGATGTGCTTCGGGCCCTGGTCGGTGATCACTTCCATCTCGCCTGACATGACGATGCTAAGGCACGGGTGCCTATGGATTTTGCCGGTCAGCAAACAGCCGGCGGGAATCGTGATCTGGCGCAAGTAAACGCCGTGCGAGAAGAATTGCTCGACCGGGATGTCGACCTGGTCGTGCGTGAGGAGTATGTCCTCGAATTGCTGTATCCGGGATCGGAGCTCGGCTGGTGCCTGGCTCGTAGCCGACATGAGGTTATTCATGGCTGCCCTCGGGTTTGCGTGTTACCTGGTAGCAGCCGGCCGGTGAAGGCGGCGAAGCTCGAACGAGCTCTCAGGCCGCGGAGCATATCACGCCAAATTGACGGGGCACCAAATTCTTACTGTTGTGTCCAGGTCGATGCTGGTGTTGTACGAATTGGTCCACTGGTAGAGCTCGGACGCCGACGGGATCGCCTCGGCGTGTGCGGAGCGAAAAGCGCCTCCTGGGCTGTTCCTGGGGTTGTGCTCGGAGTCGACGACCATATTGCCGATATTGTCGTCAATGTCGCCGGAGACGTAGTTGCCGGCCAGGGTGTCGCTCACGGCGTCGGCAGTCAGTAGCAATTGGCCGGCCAGGCCGGTCGCGGTGTAGGCGGTGATGAATGGCGGCACCTGGTTCAAGCTGGCGGCCAACGAGAGCGTGCCCAGGGGCGTCGTCTGGTCCACGTCCTCCAGGAGATACATGGCGACGGCGTGGCCGCGGTTGTTGCCGCTCAATGTCCAGTTAAAGTTCCTGGCGCCGGCAGCTGGGAAGTCGGCCTCGGGCATCCAGGCAACGGCCATCGCGCCGGCGATGCCGCCGTCGCCGCCGATAGTGCCGTGCTGGGTACAAGCGACCGAGTCGTATAGCGGCGCCGAGATCGTCCGCTCCGTGGCGGCCTCGGACCAGTAGAAGAACACCAGGGCGCGATTCGCTTCGGCGCCGTCCGCCGGCATGACCAGGGAGATCGTTATGCTCGTTCCTACGGTGGTGGACTCGCCGCTGGTGACGCTGATTAGCTTGGCGCCAGCCGGCAAGCCGCCGGCCTCAAATACCGCCAGCTGCGCGTGCAACATGCTCACAGGTCAGACGCCGAATATCTCCACCTGGTCGCGGCGATCTTCTGGATCAGGGCGCGCTCGTTGTCGCCCAGGGTGCGCGAGCCCGTGACGCCGTCGGTGCCGACCAGGGTGTCGGTCGTGATGGCGATGGTCAGGTCTCCGCCGCCGTCGTTGTCCCACGCGACCCAGGTGCCGATCTTGTAGGCCACGGACGCATTGGCCGGGATCGTGTGGGTCTCGCCGGCGCCGCCGGATTGCTTGGCGATGGTCTTGCCCTTGTCCGTGATCAGCAGCGTGTAATTGCCGTTCTGGATGTTGAGCTCGGACAGGCTCGGGTCGAGTACCTGGGGCACGCCAAACTCGTCCTGGTAGTGGAGGAGGTCGTCGGCCACGTCGACCCATAGCTGGCCGCGGTTGCTGAGATCGGCCTGGACGCCCAGGATGTTGGAGAGGTAGAACGATCCGAATACCTCGGTGTCGACTGAAAATTGGAGATTCTGCCAGGCGGTGCCGGTGCGATTCGCGCCCATGAGAAACGGGCCATTGAAGCCGCCGTCGCTGACCGACTGGATCGCAAAGCCGGCGAAGTTGTCCATCTTGATCCGGGTTTCTTTTTCGTCCAGCGCCGCGCCCGTGGTGTGCAATTGCAGGAACGCGCCGGAGCCTCGTATCTCCAAGGTCTGCACGCCGGTAAAAATTGACAGGATGCCCGTCGCTTCGACCCAGGCCGCGCCGCTCCAGCGCAGCGTCGAGTTGGTGACGGTGCCAGGTGCGATGCCGCCGCCGGCCGCCGTCAGTACCGTATTGACGCCCAGGCCGTCGGTGAAGTTGAGCGATTGATCGGTGCCAGCCCATATCTGCCCACGTCCCACCACGTCGGCCAGGCCGGCCGCTCGCTCGACGTAGTACGAGGTGAAGTCAAAGGTGAACTGGTCAAATTCGTTGATTCTGAAATTGACCACGCCCGACGAGAGCGCGCCGGTCCATCGGCCCCATACGTGCTCCTCGGTGCCAGGGAAGTCGGATTTGCTGTAGAAGCCGTCGCCGCCTCGGTCGCTGACCCATATCGCGCTCACGGAGTTGCCGATGTCGACATTCAGCATCGCCCTGGTCACGTCGGACGACGAGCTCCCCTGGACCTGGATGCGACCATTGATCGGCGGACTGAAAGGATTGATCAGGACCGTGCTGGTCGGCTCGTATTGGTTGTTGGCCACGTCCCAGCGAACGACCTGGTTCTCGACCGTGCCGTCGACCACGTTGCCGCCGCCGCCGGAGCTCGTCGACGCAACCACGACGGACACGGGCGTATTGTTCGCCGGCGGCGATCCGACGCCCTCGATCAGCAGGATCGGGAACGTGTAGACGCCAGCTGCCAGGGTCGGCAAGTCGGTCTGGATCACGACGTATTGCGTCGAGTCGTTGCTGATTTGAACGTAGACCAGGTCGTTCGCCTGGATCAGCGCCAGGAAGTTGCTCATGTCGACGCCGTTGTCGTTCGTGACGTTGAGGAACATCTCGGTCGCCAGGCCTATGACGATGTTGTCGAACTCCAGGCGCCCAGCTGCCGGCGTGCCGGTTGTCGTGGTTCGGTATCGCCACTGGCCGAAGCCCTGGAACGTGGCGTCCTGGCCGCCAGTCGTGATCAGGACCCAGCCGGTGTTGCCGCCCTGGGTGGTCTTGATGTAGACCTCGTCGGCCGTCAGGTCGTAGTAGCGGTCAGCCTTTGCGCCAAAGATCACACCCTCGGGACTGCCAGTGCTTTCGGTGTAATTCGGTATCGTTTTGAACCGGGCGCGGATCGTCTCGATCCAGCGCAGGAAGCGCTCGGGCAGTTTCTCGTCGCGGTACGGCTCGATGGTTCGCTGGGTCATTAGTCCGCATCCACTGTGATCTCTGCATAGGCTCCGATGATGGTCAGATTGACCGCGTCGGACAATTCGAGCTCAAAGACTCGATTGCGGCCGCTGCCCAGCTGGTCGTAGCGGACGCGCTTGAAATACTCGCCCACGCCGCCGACCGGCTGCTGCAACCAGTTCGACCAGGTCTGCCCGGCGTTGTCGGAATAGCGCATCTTGAGGATTGGATTCGGGCTGGTGACGTTGCCGATGCCGCCCTGGACATCGACGATCAGCGCCCAAAAGTCGATGGATTTATTCAGGACGTGAAATACCTGGGTGCGGCGCAGTCGGATCATCTCCTGGCCGGCGTCCTGGAAGTTGTCCAGGGAGAGCGTGCCGTGGCGGCCGGCCAGCCGCGATCCGGCGATGTTCTCGTTGTCCAGGATGCCGATGCCACCGACGCGCCAGGCGGAGCCGTCGTTGATCGAACGGGTCTCCCAGGCGTTCGCCTTGATGTTGTAGATCAGCGTCGAGCTCGTCTTGCCAGGTGATGGTCCGACCTGGAGGCAGTAGAACGATTTGCCGGCCTGTTTGTAGATGAAGCCGAAAGCGCTCGCCGGGTTGTCCAGGCTGTTGAGGAAATTCTCCTGCTCGTCCTGGCTAATCACACGGCCGGCCTGGCCCTGAATCTGGTAGACGAAGCGGCCGCCCTCGGGCGTGGTCGCCAGGTAGAAGATGCCGTCGTCCGAATCCGCCAGGGATTGCGGCGCCAGGATGCCGACCTCCTGGGTGGCGTTGAGCACGATGTCGTAGGGAAAGTCGGGGTTGCCGGAGTTGTAGTAGGCCTGGGCCGTCTCGTCGCCAATGATCCAAAGCAGCGAGACCTGGCTGGCCATTGCCAGGGAATTGTCGGGCGATACGCTCGCCGCATCGAAGTCCAGGGCGTTCCAGCTGGTCGGGTCCTCGACCGCGGAAATAAAGAAATTGTCGGTCAGCGCGTCGTTGACGATGAAGAAGCCGTCCAGGTACGTCATAAACGTGGGAGCGCCGGCGCCGGCTTGCCCAGGGAAGTCCAGGTCAGTAATCTGCGCAAATGTCGTCCCGTCGTAGGTCCAGCCGTTTACGCCGTCTACCATCGCTATGTACTGGCGGCCTCTTGCCATTCGCACGCGGTTGCCATTCCCTGCTCCCGTTGTTGTGCCGATCTCCAAATTGCCGATGTTCGTTGTTTGGGCGATCAGCTTTGTCCCGTAGACGCCGTAGAGCTCGCCGGCCACGGCCGCCGGACGGATCGACGAATTGACCATCAGGCCGGTGCGGATCGGCCCGTCTCCGACCATGCCCAGGTCGATGAAACCCGGTGCGGTCTCCAGGACAATCGGTGCCTTTGCGCCGGCACCCTTGATCGCCTGGATGAAATTGTCGGTTGCCTGGTTGTTGACCACGACGGAGCGCGAGACGGACTGCTGCCCGATCATGGGTATCTGGATTCGTTGGGCCCTGGCTGTCATTACAGTGTGCTCTCCGCGTTTAATGAGACGCCGGCGCTGTCGATGGTAGCACCGCCGCCAGCTGGTCGGACCAGCAGCGTGCCGCTGGCGATATAGGTGCCCAGGCCGGTCTCCTCGGCGCCCCAGGAGATCGCGCCGCCGCCATTGACCCAAATGTTTGGCGACGGATCACCTGGGCCCCAATTCGGATTATTGCCCAGCTGTTGCCATTGGAAGTCGAAGTCGTTGGCGTCGAAGCCGGTGCCCGTGACCCAGGTTCCCAGGAGGAAGTCGCTGCCTTGCAGTCGCCGGGCAAACACATCGCCGTCGGCCTGAATCTCGACAATCGCCCTGGCATCCAGGGGATTCAAAGCGATGTCCGAGACGATGTAGGTGCCAATGAACTGGACAGAGAACGGTGCGGCGCCGCCCTGGATGCCGGCCCAAAAGGTCGCCAGGGACATTACGATCCGTCCTCGATGTCGAAGTCGTAATCCGCAAAGTCGAAATTCCCCGACGGGTCTGCGATCTCGCGGACGAACATTACCCAACTCCCGGAATCGAAGTCGCCAAAGCCATTCCAAGACCAGGACCGATTCGATGTAAGGGGCAGAAACACGTCAATAGAATCGCCGCTTGTCGGCTCCAAGCCAATCTCGGGCGCGCAGCGTATTTCAAAGTCGTCGGCAGCACCCGCGAATCCGCCGACTGACAGGAAGTTCTGCTCGAACGTAAAAACACCGCTACAGCCGGCGCCTCTAACGTCTACCGTGCCGTCGTTGTTGAATCGCACGCCGGCGGCCTGGCTGGCGGGGCTGGAGCAAAACGTATTCATGGCGAAGAACGAGACGAGCACAGTCGACCCGCTCGGCGCCATGATGCCGGCCCATTGCGTGGCGAGCGACATTACGCCGTGATTCCGGCGCCCAGGATAAACCAGTCGGTTGCGCTGTCACGGTAGACCGTGGCATAGCCGGACGTGCCGCCGGTGCCGATGGTGCAGCTGGCGCCGACATCGCTGGTGCCTGTTCCTGGGTCGATGAAGAATAGCGAGCCGCCGGAGCCGACCGCGACGGTGATCACGTTCGAGCCTGGCACCAGGATCGTAAACGTCGACTGGATCGGGAAGCGCTCGAAGCCCGAGTCCTCCAGGGTGATCGTGTAGCTGGCGCCATCGTCATAGAAAAAGGTCGAGTTCATTGCGTGTTGGCTGTTCTGCGCCGATCCGCTGAGACTCAATGACGTGTTGGCGATCCGCTTCGGATTCAGCTGCGCAAAGACGCGATTAGCCGTCGGGAATTGTCCGACCTTGGAAAAGAACTGAATGTCGTCGTCGACGACGGCGTCCTCTGGCCAGAAGGCCATTGTCACGGCCTGGCCATCCGGCTCGTTTACGCCGGCGATTCTCTGGCTCATTCGGAGGCCAGGTTGAAGATTGAACACGTCCGGCCCGGCGACGGTGAGCACGTTCTGGGCGCCGCTTGCGAAGGTGAGTGTCGCGCCCAGGGTGTCGGCCGCGTTGCGAAGTTGCAGCGTGATATTCAGCAGCCGGAGCGATCCGCCGCCAGCGCCCGAGAGCGCCAGGGTCGGGGTGCCGACGCCCTTGTTGCGGAGGAATAGCTCGTTGCCGGACTGGACCGTGTCCTGGAACGAGATGCCGGCGCCGTCCGCGAAGAACATGCCAGGGTCCGCTTCGGTCATGCCCAGGATGTTGATTCGAGTCGCGTCGATCGCACGAATTTCGTTGATCCGTACCTCGCCCGAGGCCGTGATCAGGAAGCTGGTTTCCTCGACCCAGGCGGCGCCATCCCAGCGCAGCGAGGCATTGGTCGTGGTGCCAATCGGGAGCAGGACGCCAGCGTCTCCTGGTGTCGTGAGCACGCGCTCCAGGCCGGCGCCAGTGAGCAAGTTATTGGCGAACAGGCCGCCCAGGAGAGCGGTCGTTGATTGCGCGAATATCTCCTGGCCGCCAGCCGCGAGCTCCGATGCAAATTGCACCAGGCCGCCGCGTGCCAGGTTCTCCAGTTTGAGGTCGATGCCGGCCGCGTATCCCAGCCGGGCATAGATGCTCGTCGCGGAGCTCACCAGGTTGAGCGCCAGGGTGATGTTGTCCGGCGTGACCGGGTTGCCGGCGTCGTCCGAGATCAGTCGGAAGATCGAGGCCGGGAGCGTCTGAGCACGGGCGAAGGTGTCGGATTGCAGCAGCACGGAGCCGGTGCCGGTGACGGAGCCGACGATTACATTGCCGCCCAGGGGATTGAGGAACAACACGGCATCGTTGGTCGCATCGGCCTTGGCCTGGATTTGGTTCTGGTCAAACGCGATGTGCGGATTGACGGCCGGGTCCAGGAGGCTGGAGATGTTGAGCGCGTTCTGCACGTCGACCAGTGTCACCAGGCCGGTCGAGAAGATATTGACCGGGCCCAGGCCGTTCGGCTTGAGACTGATCTCGCCGTTCAGATTGGTGCTGATGATCTCGTTGTCCTGGATCGTGATGTTGTCGAAGATTCCAGAAACGACGGTCGGGTAGAACACGGAGATGCGGTCGAAATAGGTGTTGCCGGCGAGCAGGACCGATGGATCTATTCCTATCAGCTTGAGCTTGGCGAAACGTGCCAGGGGAGGCGGTGTCGCAATCAGCTGAAATTCAACGAAGGCCGGCGGGTTGGCGGTCGAGTCGTAGACATCCGAGTCGGAGATCGGCGTGAACGTCACGTCGTACCATTCGACGCGCACGATATTGCGCACGGCCGCGACATCGGAGAACAGGTCGAAATTGACGCGCAGCTGGTCCACGTCGTTGACCGGGAAAAAGTCGGTCGTGGTCAGCGATCCGCCGCCCGATCCGGCCGACGTGAAGCGATACGAGTTCGCCCCGTCAGTCGATTGCGTGTTGTCGACGCCATTGGTCGAGCCGGCGTCATTGAGCGCTGTCCAGCCGTCCGGGACCGGCGGGGTCGTGACTATCTCGAAGGAGCCATTGGGCACCAGGGAGCTCGTCTCGCCGCCCAGGGACGCCGGGTTCGCATTGTCCTGGGTCCACACGGTATTGCCGTTGCGATCCTCGACGACGATGTCGCAGTCCAGGGTGATCCAGATGTCGGCCCGGCCGGAGCCGGACAGTCGCACGGGATTCTGGTGCGGCGTTACCAGGTCGGCGCCAAAGTAACTGGTGATGAAGGTCGTCGTGCCAGGCTCGTACAAGAAAACGCGGCCGCCGGCAACCGGCTCGCCGCGAGAGTTCATCTGCGGATTCGCTGGCGTGATTATATTTCGCAAGGCCACTATGGGTCTCCTCGGTTGATGTCGAAGCGCTGCCGCTGCCGGATGCCTCGGTCGACGCCGAGCATGTTCTGGCGTCGGTTACTGATCGCCAGCATGTTCCAGGCGTCGTCCATGATTGATACCTGGCGGAACGAGAGCTCCTTGCCGTAATCGCCGGCCACGTCGTCGGCCAGGGCGTAGCGCAACCACTTGACCGCCTGGGGATTGATTCGCAGCACGTCGTTGACTTCGTTCACAGCCACCGAATTGACGAGCACGTCCATGACCAGGATGTCGCCGGTCACGCCGCGGTTGTCGAAACGCAGCTGGCCCTCGCCGCCGGCTGCCCTGGTGTACAGATAGTGGTACGGCCGGCCCAGGTTGCCCTTGGTGAATTGCCGGTTGTAGTGGGTCTGATCCATTTGGACCATGTTGTAATCGCTGCCCTGGCCATCTGGCATCGACAAGCGCTCCAGGCCGCGCTCGATGATCGAGACCAGGGTCAGCTGGAAGTCGGCCACGCCCAGGGCCGCGATCTCGATGTCCGGCAATACCGGCGCCTGGGTCCAGACAAAATCAAATTCGTAGGTGCCGGACGAGTCGATGATGAACGTGTCGAAGTTGACGGCCGATTCGCGGAAATTGATCACCGCCTGGCCGGCCTGGACCTGGGCAATTATTCGCAGCGTGTAAGTCCGACCCAGGACCGGCGCCGGCGCGGCGAAGGCCTGGGTCGAGCTCGTTGGAGCGCCAGGGGTTTCAACTGAATACTGGTTGTTTGCCAGGACGGCGAGCGGATCGACGACCCAATTGCCAACATTGTGGAATCGGTATTCGTCGACGAGCTCGTTGTCGGTGATCGAGCTCGCGGCGCGAACGTAGGCCGCCTCGATCTTGATGGGCGCGGGATCGCCATAGATGTTGCCGAACGCGCTGGAGTCCAGGTCGTTGCCTGGGTTGGCGCCGTAGGTGTAGATCGCCTTGCCGCCAATGAAATTGAAGAAGTGCCGGCGGATACCAGGCACAAATTGTTTGCTTACCGCCTCGCTGTCGAGAATCTCCTGGAGCGCCTCAAACGCACCAGTGAGGTCCTCGGGAGCGAGCGTGCCGCCACGGCCTGGTTGATTGATCAGGCGGAGCGAGCGGGTAATCAGGTTAAGTGCTGTTGTCACCTTTTGACGCCTTCTTCTTGGCGCCACCGCTGGCCTTTTTCTTAGCGGCTGCTTTCTTTACCGCTTTGGCCGGAGAATCCTTCCATCCACTTTTCTTGGCTGCGGCGATGGCATCGTCACCCTCGAAAATCTTGCCCCCTGGGCAATCGGAAGAATACAAAAAACATCTGGACTGGCTCATGGCGAGCTCCTCGGTTGTTGGTGCGAAGTAGGGACGCCCATCGCTGGGCGCCCCCGATCTTAGCAGCCGGTTGGCGATTAGCCTTGCAGCCTGACGCCGAGTTCCCGATAGATCGCCTTGGTCCCGAACAGGATGTCCAGGCGGATGATCTCGTCGTCCGTGTCGATGTCGTAGTCCTTGATCACGCGGATCGAGTAACCACGCCAGTCGGCGCGAGCTTTGAAAACAGCCGAGTCAGGCAGTTCCAGGGGCACCGTTACCAGGGCCAGCGCGTTCACATGAAACGCGAGATTCTGCGGCACCTGGAGGCCAGCGGCGGCGAAAATGGTGATCACCGCGTTGTCGGCCGGTAGAGCCGTGACCGTCTGGAAAGCAGCCGTCGATACCGTCGAGCCGTCATTCAGCGTCGGAAAGACCGTCGCAACACCAGCGCCGCCGGCAGTCGTGACATCAGCCTCGACCACAAACTCCTGGAGGTTGCCGGTATCTTCCTTGCTCACGTCGTTGACGCTATTCACGCCAGCGATGGTGAACACGTCACCGACGACCAGGGCCCCGATCTGAGCGCCTACCATGGCGTCAAAGTTGATCAGGTTGGTGTCATTCGGAAAGGCCGCGTCGTTCACCAGGGGAGCGCCAGTCCAAAGTCCGACGGTATGCACGACGATGTTCTGGTCGCCATAGATGTCGAAGTTGGCCAACATTCCCAGGCGGCCGCGTCGGACCATGCCGTGGACGATGTCCGCGTTGAAGATACCGCCCGATCCGGTTCCGCCCATGCCATCAGCCATCGCCCAGCGTGCAGCTGGATTCAGGATCAGTTTGCGGTTGCCGTCGTCCGGGACAGGGACTTCGTCCATCTTCTGGCCAGTGTCGGCCAGGTCGGTGAACGAGTTGGGGGTCGTGCCAGGCGTGCCGGTCGTGTTGAAAAAGCCATCGGAGCCGGTCTGACACAAGGCCCGGTCGATGGTGTTCGCCAGGACGATCATCGCCGGCTTGATGTAGCGCTCGGCGTATTCTTCAATCGTCAGGGTGAGGTCCTGGGTCGAGAAGTTCCAGGAGACGTGCTGCCTGTTGTTGACCACGATGCTGGTGGTTTCTTCGATCACGTCCTGGTTGACGCGAGCAGCGCCGGCGGTCGCAATGAATTTGACAGGCTTGCGGATCGTGACGCTATCGCCAATTTTCACAAACTCGCGCTTGTATTGGCGGTAGACGTTCTGCCCCATGATCACATTGTTTTCGAGGTGGAATAGCGCCTCTTTCGCAATGATCTGCGGGGTTATTAGGGTGTTGGCCATGATGGTCTCCGAATCAGGGCCAAGTGACCCTGGTTAAAATACGGCGCCGGTTTTGCGCGCCTCCTCTTTCCTTCGCCTGGCCGCGTAATCGTCCATCGACTCGTTTTCCGGGTTGACCTTCACGTCGGCATTTCCGCCCGTGCTGGTGTCTCCCGGTGGCTCCGGTGCCTTCGTGACCTTGGGCGGTTCGTGGCCTGGGTCCTCGTAGTCGTCGTCCGCCGGGTTCGGTGGCGGATCAGCGATGTCGAGCTCGCCCTCGTGCCCCGCGTCGAGCTCGCCCTTGGCGGCCTTCGCGGCAAGCTGCTCCATGGCCTTGATCTGCCTGGGGCTGCTGCTGTCGTAAATCTTCCGTGCTGCCTCGGGATTGTTCGCCAGGTGGACGTAAATCTCGGGGCCCAGGTCGTGGTCGAGCATGTACTCGCCCATTAGCTGGTTGACTGCTGTTTTCTCGCCAAGCGCCTCGATAAATTCGTCTCCGAGCTTCTTCTTGCCGCGTGCCTGGAAGTCGGTAATTTCCTTATCCGGGACGCGCTTTGGAGCAGCTGGAGTATCGGTTGCTGGCTTGGGTGCGGCTTTCGCTTTGGGTTTGGGCGCTGGAGCATCGTTGCCGGCCTCCCATTTCGAGTACGCCTGGGCGTATTCCCTGGGATTGTCGAAGTCCTTGAGCATGGGCTCCTTGGGCTTCGGCGTGGCTGCGGTGAGTGTCTCGACCTGGCCTTCGAGCTCCGCGATCCTGGTGGCGTTGGCCGCGTCCTTCACTTCCGCGGCGCTGAGTTTGTCGCCCAATTTCTTGATGCGACGTTCAGCGCTCCGATTGCGCTTTGGCGGTGCCTGTTTAGGTTTCCCGGTATCCGAATCCGATGTGATTGGGCCGTCCTTGTCGGCGGCCGCGGATGGCTTGGGTTCAGCTGGCGAGGCGGCAGAGTTGAAATTCGCGTCTGACGTTACGACATGCTCGTCTGGAGCACGCGCCGTCTCCTCGGTGACGACTTGGTCCGGCTGATCTCTTGGCGTGGTCATTCTGCGCTCTCCCCGTCTGGATCGTCAACAATTTCCGGCACGGCCTCGAATATGGCCTTAACGCCTGGTGCGAGCTTCGACATCACGGGCCCGACCAATTTGTACGGCATCTCCTGGAGAACGGACATCAGTTCCTTGTAGGTGTCGATGTCGATTTGCACGGCAATCGGTTTGCCCTGGGGCACGCCCGGAGGCGGCCCGTCCGGTAGTCCTGGCACTTCTCGCGTGATTGGCGGCGGTGGCGGAAGTACGTTTTTCTCGTTGTCGTTGCCCACTGGTTTCTCCTGATTCAGTAGTAGTTTCGTATGACCGCCTCGATGGCGGCGAGTAAATTCTGGTGCTTGCGTCGACTGTCCAGGGCGAGGATCAGTGAGTCCCTGGCCAGCACGAGATTGGCTTCGAGTTGCGCAATGAGCTCGTCCTGGTCGCCCAAGGCCAGCATGGCGGTGTCAACGTCCTGGGCGAGCGCATCACTACTGGCCGCAATGTACGCTTCGAGCTCCGCGATGTCCCGCTCGTTCTGTGCGTTGCGCTGGTCGTAGTCGTCGAGCTTCGCCTGGTCGAGCATCTCCGCCAGGACGTTCGGGCGCTCGATGTCAACTGCTCTACGGGGTGGTAGAGCAGTCGGCTTGTCGCGGCCGTATTTGAATTTGTAATACTCGTCGGTCCAGGGCTCGTAGATGCGATGGCCGCGGGATCGCGGATCGGCCAGCTTGTCGTCGGACGGCGGCAACCAGGTGACGCGCAACAGACCAGGGGCGATGAACGGGTGATTGAACGACGCAAAGATTCGATTGGTCGCTCCGCCGGCCGGCTGATTCATGCCGAAATACATGGCGCGGTGATCGGCGCCGCCGTTGTCGTAGGTGTCCTGGTCGATCTGGTACTGGACCAGGGTGGAGATGTCGGACGTGATCTGGAGCGTGCCAATTAGCGGAAAGGTTGGCGGCAACCAGGTGACATCCGCCAGGCCGACCGGCTTCTGGTTGCGCATGTTCTCCACGTCGACCGCGCCAGGGAAATTCTGCCAGTCGAGACCCATGCCGACGCCGAAGTGTCGGAGCCGGTTCTGGCCAAAGAAAGCGTTGTGATGATGCGATGCGACGTAGTCCACGCCGTTCGGGACGTAGGGCTGCGACGGCCGAATGACCATGAAGTATTGGACGCCGGCGGTAATCGGAATCTGGTTGATGCCGGAGAACACGAGCGGGTACTGCGACTGCAAGGTGATCGAGGCAATCGGTATCTCGTCGGAGCTCGCCAGGGCGTTGCCTGGGATCGCGCCGTTGCCGACGGCCGGGTCCGAGTCGTAGATGTCGACGTGGATGCCCGTGGTTGCCGGCGCTCCGGCCTTTCTCAGTACGATGAATCCCTGGGTGAGCACGTCGCCGCCAGGTGGCAGCGGGTTGCCGACGACGCGGTCGCCCAGCAGTTTCCGCATGGCCTTGTCCGTGAACTGCGTCTCCAGGGTGTCGCTGTCCTCGAAGCGCAGCGCCCAGGAGGAGGTTGGCAGCTGTACCGGGTCCGGCGTGTCGGCCAGTATCTCAAACGACGAGTTGCGGAGATCGCCCTCGAAGGCCGACCAGAAGCCTGGACGCCAGCCCTCGAAGCCGAACATGAACTCCATGGGCTTGGCCGGGATGTCGGGGTCCAGGCGATTCACGGTGTTGATGGCGAACGTGGCCGCGGCGCCGTTGCCGGTGCTGGCGGTGGCAAATTGCATCTCGGCCGACAGGATCGTCGAACCAGGCTCGATCTCCGCGGTCGGCATGATGAACGAGCCGGAGCCTGGGAGGCCGGCAAAGAAGTTGCCGACGATGATCTGGTTGCTGTTACGCCAGGGCGTGTTGGCGCCGCCGAAAGCGTGCGACCAGGTGTTGAACTCCCTTTGCGTGATCGGAAATTCCTGGGTGATTGGTTCGTTGGCCATCAGGTCGGGACCGGCAAGTCGGAGAAGTCGCCACCAACAGCTGCGACCGCGATCACGAGCTCGGCGTCACGTTCGGCCACGTCGGCGTAGTCCGGGTCGAAAGCCGACGCGATCAGCTGGAGCTCCTCCAGGGCGGCGAACTGGAGATCGTAGACGGCCTGGGCGTCCGCCTGGCTCATGTTGGCCGGGCCAAAGAATTGGCGCCAGTGCGCCAGGTAGGCGTTGAGATTGGGCCGGACGGGCGTGGCCACCAGGAACTCGCCGCCGACGGGCCAGCCATACTCGAACCAGTCCTTGATGCCCAGGTCGCCCAGGCCGACGCCTGGTGGCGGGATCGGGTGCGGCAATTACTCCTCCTCGCGGTCGCCTTGCTCGTCCGATCGCTGGTCGTTGTAGACCGGGACCGCCTGGACGATCTGGCCGTCGTTGTCGTACTTGAAGTCGATCCGGTCAGGCTTGGGCTCGACGTTCAGGATCACGGATGCAGGAGCGGCCCCGCCGTTGGCCTGGCTGGTAGCTGGTTCGCTGGCAGGGCCCTCCTCTGTGATACCGGGTACTGCGTCGGCGCCGTTGGCCTTGACCTGGCGTTCGACAAAGCCTTTGACTCGTTTCAGGGCGTCGACCACGGCCGTCGTGATCATCTCCTGGGTGGCCTCTTTGTGGGCGTTCTCGTTGAGCTCGTGCTCCTCCATCGTCCTGGTAATGATCTGGCCGATCTCGGTCATCATGTCGCCGCTGTCCGCGCCCTCGACTGGTGACTGGAGCTCCTCCATGTCGCACCTGGCTTGTGCCAGGTCGGCCTCGGCCTGGGCCATCTTCGCCTCGGCCTGTTTCTTGTCTGCATCGGCGCCGGCCATCTTGGCCTCGGACGATGCGAGCTCCGCCTGGTGTTCGAGCTCGTCGATCTCCTGCTGCTTCTGCATCAGGATCATTTCGGGTGTCGGCTCCGGCTCCCAGGGCTCGCCGTCCTTCATCAGCTGCTCGGTCTCCGGGTCCTTGGTGACGCCCACGGGTAGGTCGGCCATCTTCTCCTCCTCGGACTTGAGCTCGTCGGGGAGCATCTTGCGCAGGATCGCGGAGACTTCTTCGCTGCCTGGCACGCCCAGGTTCTTGACGATCAGGTGGACGATGTTCGATGCCATCTCCGGGCCCAGGACCTTGAGCAGTTCCAGCTGTAGATCGGCGGCCTCCTGGCGCTGCGTGGCGTAGCTCGGGCCGGTCTCCAGGACCACGTCGTATTTGCCGTAGGCGATGTCAGAGATCAGGAACGACTCGCCGGTCTCCTCGTCGACCGCGGTCTGGTTGATCTCCACAAAGTCCTCGGTGTCGTCGACCTGGCGGATGCGGATTACTCGTTGCGTGTCGTACAGCTGCGGCACGGCCTCGACGATCAGCCGGCCCATCTGCTCCATGGCGCGGCCCAGGTTGTCCGGGAATTGGAACGTGCTGGTGGCGCCGGCGTTCTGCCTGGCAATGATCGCCTTGCCTGACTTCTCGTTCGACTCACGGCCCAGGCTGGCGTCGTGCAGTCCGATGATGGTCTGCATGTCCACGCCGTCCTGGATCGCGTTCTGGAGCTCGGCCGCTGCCGGGTTGCTCGGGAATTGCCGCATGGGCGGTGCCACGCCGTCGACGTGGTTGTAGAGCATGTAGGGGATGTTCCTGGTGTTGGCGTTCTCGTAGAGCTCCTCGTGGCCGGCGATCTGCCGCTCGGTCGCCATGTACGGCGCCCTGGGTGCCA